AAGGTTTCATAAGCTAATATTTCTACAAGATCTCCGACTGCTGCTCCTGTACTTAGAACCACTGAAGTTCCGTTAGTAGCTGTAAAGTCTGTTCCTGAAATAAGCTTGACACCATTAAGGTATACATCTACATACCCTGCTGTGTAAGTAGCAGAGAATGTAGTTTGTGATGCTGTAGCTGTAGCACTGGTTCTTGTGTAAGCAAACTGTGCGCCTAATGAACTCCAAGAAGAACCGTCATAGCCTTCAAAACCGCTTGTTGTTGTGTTGTATCTGATTTGGCCTTGAGCCGCTGAAGGACGTTGTGCTGTTGTACCTACAGGAACTTTAAGAGCATCTGTACTATTAACAGTTACTAAGCCTGTAAATGTAGGTGAAGCTGTTGGAGCTTTAGCATCTAGTTGGGTTTGAATAGCAGACGTTACGCCATCAACGTAGTTTAGTTCTGCGGTTGTTGCTGTAACCCCATCAAGTAAATTTAATTCTGCGGTTGTTGCTGTAACTCCGTCAAGTAAATTTAATTCTGTTGATGTTGCTGTAACCCCATCTAAAATATTTAGCTCTGCGGCTGTAGAAGTTACAGCAGTACCACCAAGAGTAAATGTTCCAGTAACGGAAGGAGAAGCTAAAGTTTTATTAGAAAGAGTGTCTGTGGTTGCTCTACCAACTAGTGTATCTGTAGCAGCAGGGAGCGTAAGAGTTACGTTGCCGCTATAATCACTATGCGCTGCTGATTGTAGTTGTGTATAGTGGGCATTAGAAGATTCACAATAGAATTTGACATTAGAAACAGAGCCACTATTTTTAAGAACAATTTCGCCTGATTGAATGTCAACATTACCATCTAGCCTTACAAGTCCTGTACCGTTTGGAGTAATAGCAATATTACCGTTGGAGGTACTAACAATAGCATTACCATTTACGTCTAGGTCACCACCTAGCTGTGGTGTAGTATCTTCTACTACATTTGATATTTCTGTTCCGGCTGAAAGTCCGGCAACTAAAGTACTACGAGATATTTTTTTAAGACCACCACCAGAAGTATCTACGGCAAGAAGAACATCATCGTTGGCTACTGTAGATATTTCTGCAAGATCTCCCACGGCTGTAGACGCAAAGCCTGTTCCATTTGCAACAAGTAAATTACCAGAAGTATTTGTGGCTGTCTGGAAGGTAGTACCTTTTACTTCTCCAGATGAACCATAGATAACTGCTTTGCTGTTTGCAACTGTACCCGCAGAAGAACCATCTAAAAGATTAAGTTCTGCGGCAGTAGAAGTAACTCCATCTAAGATATTTAGTTCAGCAGTTGTACTAGTCACTCCATCAAGAATGTTTAATTCTGTGGCAGTTGCTGTAACTCCATCTAAGATATTTAACTCAGCAGCCGTAGAAGTTACTGCTGTTCCATTTAAATTAAGTGTATCTACGTAGGCATTTGCCCAATAATTAGAACTGTCCCCAAGACTGTGAGTACTGTCAGCACTGGGTATAAGATCTGACGCAATATCAGCGGTGACCGTGACGGTATCCGTAGCTGCGTTTCCAAGTGTTGTGTTTCCTTCCACAGATAGTGTGCTACTAAGAGTAACAGCCCCAGATGCAGCAAGGGTTGTAAATGATCCTGTACTAGCAGAAGCAGCACCAATAGTAGCCCCATCAACACTTCCACCATTTATGTCTGCCGTGTCAGCAACCAAAGCATCTACAGTTGCTGTCCCATCTAAATATAAATCTTTAAACTCAAGAGAACTTGTACCAAGATCAATGTCGTTATCTGTGACAGGTACGATAGCTCCATCTTGTATTCGTATTTGCTCAACAGCGGAGCCGCTTACTTCTATGTAAACACCCCAACGGTTATTTGTACTATCAACTACAATCTTATTAAGGAAATCCTGATCCCCAATAGTATGGATATTACCACCTTCACCGGAAGTACCATCGTGTCTATGACCCGTAGTGCCACTAGAAGCATACGAAAAAGCTGTCAGTAATTGATTAAATTCATCATTGAATAAAGCAGCAGTGATGGTATCGCCATCTACAAAACTACTTTGTCTAGTGTAACTTGTAGCCATTATTATCTCCTACCGGAAGGTCTATAATCTACATAGAACCCATTTATTGAGTATGATGCTTTTGTATCTTGGCTAAATATTTTAAAAGCCACATTATGTCCACTTCCTTGTACTGCTTGTCTAACCATAGGATCAGAAGTTGCTCCAAACACCGCTGTACCAAAAGTAGCATTTCCAAATACAGAAGGTATTGGAATACTATCTAAAGTGTAGTTAGGCGGTTGAGGTTTGTTAGTATCGTCAAAATCATAAGAAACATTTAAACTAGGTTGCACTGTGCCTTCTGGACTAAAAGACATTTTTACGTAGTGTAAAGTTTTTAAAGTTCCCGCATCACCAAAATCTAAATTAGGTGTTTTGTATCGAGCGTTAATATTTTTTGTTGTGCCACCGTCTAAAAAAGAATTACCAGTGTCATGGTTATAAATATAGCCGTCTTTGTCTCCATGATAATATTTTTCAATACTATCTTTATCAAATCCTGAACTTAATCCAAAAGCTTGTATGCCTTGAGTTTCAGACCACTCAAAACTTTGTCCTCTAAAAGTTCCTATAATTCCTTTTGCAGTAGTGGGTGCTTGACTAGTTTGTGAATAAAATAATCTATATTGTGATTTAGATCTTATTACTGCACTATCTATTTCAAAATCATTTATGTTAGTTGCTATGTTTGTAATAATACTTTGTATCTGTCTTGACACTGAGCTTAACTCAGTATCGCCAATACGTGCTGTACCTGCTACTGTTCGTATACCATCTGGTGCAAGAAATACTAAGTCACCACCAATTTCTTGAATGCTGTAACCGCTAAGACATCCTACGTTTTCTGCAATAGGATCTATTCTTACATTTGAAGAATCATTTATGTTAATTAGTTTGTGTATGCTATTTTTTGCAAACACAATAAGATCAGTTCGGAATCCTTTAATCCCTTGTATCTGATCTGATATGGTTACTGAACCTGAGCCAGAACCTGAAAAGTCTGTAGCGTCATTGTATACGCTATAAAAAACTGTATTTAAATTGTCTTCTACACCCGCAGCAATTAAATGATGATCATGAATAGTTATGTATTTTACAAACTTAGTTCCGGTTACTGTGATTTCTTCTGCAAAAAAAGTACGTGTGCTTAATGCACCAGTGCCTTCCATTCTAAAAGAGTAAAGTTTATTAGCACCATCAGCAATAATAACTTGACCATAATCAAAGGTAGCACCTTCAAACAACACAAACTGACATTGTGTTTGACCTAATCTTGTTAATGTCGAACGCCCAGTAAAAGTTGTGTAATTATCTCCACCACTATCTACACTACTTCTATTAATTTGTAGCCATGAAATTCCATCGTTGCTAAAAAATATATCAGTACCAGAGCAAACTATAACGCCATCAGCATAAGTAAATGTACCTAGTACTCGATTAGAACCATTTGGTCTTGTGGCTGAGTCACCACCAAAAGGAGTAAACCCGTTTACACGCCTGTAACCGCCATCAGGGTCTACTTCAAAATTTACAAGCTCAGTAGCAAACCCCGGCTGTTGCAGCATTTGAAACTGATTTAAATTGGTATTAAGACCGCCTTGACAAGATAAACCAAATGCTTGCATGATTAGTCGAACCTAACTCTATCGTCAGATATAAATGTAGGAACAGTGCCTATAAGGTTTTCTCTCATGCTTTTCAAACCTTTCTTATAGTCTTCCAAAGCAAACGCAGCCATCTGTGGATTGTCTTTGAATTGATGCGTATAGTATCTAGCTTTAGACAAGATTACTGTTTTGTACACATCAGGAAAAACTATTGTATCTCCATGAGCAGATAGCTCTGTAGGAAGATCATAAGCAAAAAAGTAAACTCTATATGTTTTGTCTGGTATAGGACTCAAACCAAACTTACGTGAGTCAGGACTTCTAATAACAAGGTTAGGCTCACCACCTACAGCTTGGTCGGCATCGTCAGCATTTTCCATAGCCCTTCTAAAGTCTTTCCACTTTTCTGTGGTCATGAACTTTAGATTCTTAGAAACATAGGGTGCTGATTCACCAGAGACTCCTATAGTTGTAAGATAAAAGTTATCCCAATCTATTGAGCCATAGTCAGTTGTTATATCAGAGCTAGATGCTTTTAGTTCATACCATCTAGTTCCTGCTGTAGTTTCTACAACGACATTGCCATAAAACGGATCTGTTGCTCCGCTTTCTCCAGTTGCTAAAAAAGGCCACTGCGGTTCTTCATTTACAATGTCCAAGTAAGCACGATTGATACAGTCTTTTGCGTGTTGCTGTATTCCAATAGCAGAAGAAAAAGTAGATGAAGTTAAAACAACTTCATTTAACTCCCTTAGCAATTCATTTGTCAGTTGTAGAAATGTGGTAGCCATTAATCTTTTTCTCTATGATTTGGAGGATTGTCAGGATTTCTGAATATCCTGTCATAGTTGTCATCAAACTTTTTCTTGTCTTCGCCCTTTAAATAAGCAGAACGAATCTTTACTTTCTTATCAACATTAAACCTTATTGGATTTTTTTCACTTCCGATTTGTGGCATGAGTTATACCTGTTTAAAATACATTGTGACTTCAAAGCCAAGTCTTATTTTTTCATAAGTTGGGGTAGACCATTTCATACTTTACACTCCTATAAAAATTAAAGGGGGCCATAT